CCCTGTTACCGGTGGCTTGGTTACCAATAAGTTGGTCTAAGCCCCCCCATGTGCCACTACTCCAAGTACCACTACCCCAAGCAGTAGACATGTTTTACACAGCCTAGAGGCTGTCCGCGTTTAGGTCGTTGCCAAGCGCAGTAAAGCAGTCGTGGTGCCGTTAGCTGGCATGGTCAGGGTGAACGTACCTGCTGTAATTGTCTGCGAGCCAAACGTGTGCACACTGACCGCTGTGTTACTTTGCGTAGAGTTGTAGATCAACACGGTATCGAAAGCCGTAGCCAGAGTAACCGTCGTGTATACCAAACTGGCTGAAGGTGTCCAATACGCCACACCTGCGGTGGCCGAAGAGTTTGTGGCGGTAGGTACGGTTGCGTTAGTAACCGCAATCCCGCCAGCCGTATAACCCGTACCCGTGACTTCACCTGTAGCCGTGTATACAGTGGTGGCGGCGTTGATCGTAGCGGAAGCTAGGTACAGCGCCGCTTTAAAGGAATCTTTCGTAGGAGCAGTCAAGCTCGTACGCGAAACCAACGTGATGGTACCGAATTGATGCCCGCCGTTTAGCAGCTGGCCCATAAACGAAGTGCACATTGATTGGGTGTTTGCCATGATATTTCCTTAGAAAATTGCGGTTTCGCCGCCTACAAAAGTAGGCGATTTTTTGAGGGTTACATGCACCGAGCGATGCACCAGCTCGTCCAGCAGCCAGTACTCAGTCCATGTCGTCAACTCGTCTTCGTTGTCCACAGAGCCCTGCCGCATTTCCAGCAAGGAGTCATCCATTTCGCCTTTAGTGGTAGTAACGATCAATTTGAACTCCTGATAAGTGCGGTTGTCGCGGTATTAGCTGGCATTGTAACCAAGAAAGTCGTGGTTGAGGTCTTATCTGCACCAAAATCTATGACCGCAATGGCCTTGTTACCCTGAGTCACGTTGTAAATAAGCGCGCAACGGGCCGTCAAAGCTGCCGTCCAAGATGTGTTGGCAAAGTTTACGTAGGCCACCGAGCCAGAGGAACTAATCGTCACTCCAGTTAGTGTATTTCCACCAGCGGTATAGCCTGCTGCAACAACTTCATTCGCACTGCTGTAGACCGTAGTGGCTTCGTTCAAGTTTACGGAAGCAGTGTAAAGTGCGATTTTCAGCGTGTTCGTGGCTAGGTTGTGTACACCTTGGTACAACTCAACCTTGAAGCTCGTCGTCTGTGTCTGAACAATACTCATGTCACCGCCTGACGATATTGACCACTGCGGTACGCATCCTGACGTTCCATACCATCACCCAGACGTTTAGCCAAAGCCAATGCTTCGTTGTACTTAGCGTTGTACAGAGTCATCATATCGGCCTCACCTTTGAGGTACGTATAGGCTTCGACCAGAGAACCGTACAGTAGTACGGAGTCAAAGTTGTCACCCAGCCATGTTGTCAGCGCAGTCGTGATCGACTCTGGATAGAAGAAATAGTGAAGTTCCGCAGAATACGCGATATCTGGTGTTGGGCCAAGGATGAATGACAACTCAGTAGTCAGTGAACCAGCATTGGTCGTAGGGCCGAATAAAGCGTAGTACTTAGGCTGTCCTAGGCTTGTGGCGTTTGGATACGCTTCACGAATGAAGTTGACATCCTTGTTGAGTAGGAACGTATAGTCGCCACCACCCACAGGGAATACCGCAATCGAATACGTAGCTAGGTAGTCATCTGGACACGACAGGTATTTGTTGTTGGCTGTCACTGTCCCGGTCACGTTTTTGCGCAGTGAGGGGAACTGCACCGTGTTGTAGATACGCTGCTCCGCCTGCTTAATCAGCGTGTTAATCACGTCCGTAGTGAACGTATTCTCCGTGTAATCGGAGATCGCAGTGACGAGCGCAGCGTAGTTCATGGTTTACGCCATTGGGCCACGGGCCATTGTGCCTTTAGTAGCTGCGCCATTGCCGCGTGTAACTTGGCCGGATGTCTTAGGCTCAGTATACGCACGGTTAGAAATACTACCTACGGACATATGCAGGTCATTGGTAGTCAAGCGGTTGCCGCCGTCGTAACCATTCTCTTTCAGATCAACTTTGCCACCAGACATAGTGTGGGGCTTAGCGTATACAGAAGCTGGACCAACTTCCTTACCGCCTTTTTTCATAGTGAATGCCATGATTAACCTCGTTTCTGGTTAGCTACTTTAGCGAGACCACGGCCCAACTTCAGCATGTCAGCGTCAGTTTTGCCGCCGTTGCCGCCTTTGCCGCCAGTTTGGATACCTACGGAAGGTCCGCTATTACCAAGATTTTTACCAACTGTTTTGCCCTTAGAGGCAATGCCATCCGCTGATCGTGTGAATGCCATGATTTACTCCTATGAAACCGTTACGGTTACTGTACCAACACTTGTCGTTCCTACCAAGTAATTTGGAGTAAGAACCACGTCAAATAGCTTCGACCCACCTACTGGATTCCAGCCCCATTGTATATCCCTAGAGCCCCCAGAGGGGTTCCCTAAACTATTTGAGCCAGACGTTACGTACGTCTGATCGTGCCTTGGGTTGCGCACGGCTTGCGGGTCATCTACAGGAAACATACCTAGCTGCAACTGAGGCTGATCGGGGTCCCAGCATTCTGGGCAAACCAAGAGGTTAAACGTCTTGAGTTTGATGATCTCTTTCTTCAGTTGCTTTAGCTTGTACCTCTGCCCGCAGCGGTCACATTCCGCAATACTGTTCTTGCCAGAAGCAAACCTATTACCCATAGCTTACCCAATAAACTGTTGGCGGGGCACGAACCGTACCGCCGCTTTTTCACGATCTTCTTCAGAGGCTAGCTGCCATGCTTCGTCGTACTGTGCTTTGAGCATCATCAAACGCTCCATACCACCGGGGACTTTCATCGCTAAGTAGTATGCCAAGCCTGCCACCATACAGGGGATAAACCGGAAGGGCACGTCCATCGTATTCACACCCGTGCCAGCATCGTCAATTCGTTTCAAACGCCAGTACACCAGTGTGTAGGTCTGCACGTTATCTGGGATGGGCCACACAGTTACTTGTGGAATTTCCTGCCTACGATCAATGTAAATCTGAATCGGGCGAGCTTGTTGCAGCTTGTTTGGAATCGTAGCGTAGGTAGAAACACTAATGCGGGTGATCGTTAAATCTGCTTGCGTAGAAGCACTGCCAGCCCCAGTACGAATCACATGCTCCAATAAATCTACAGTGTCGGCTGGCAAGTCATAAGTGCCGGTGCCGGGAGTCAAGACAATCGAGCCCTGCTCAAACGTCCACATGTTCAAACCACGATTCGCCCAGTCGGCGAACATAAGATTCAGTGAACGGCGGGCTGTCTTAAGGTCGTAACCAGTGCGCAGCTCCCCACCGCATCGCTCAAACGCTTCTTCAACTAGCTCGACGAGGTCGAGGTTAAATGCAGTGGTGCCGGAAGTTGCCATTATCTAAACCCTGCTGTTTTCTTTGCTATACGTTTAGGTTGTGCCACAAATTGCTTGCCTGCTGCTTTACCGGCCCGTTTGGCCTTTGTGGTAGAAGCGTATTCGGACGGGCTTAGTGATTGTATGGCTTTCTCGGGCAAGTAACGCTCCCCAGTTTTGCTCGACGGCTTTCCGCTTTTGGTGCGCCATTTCTGGTCACCCCAATCTTTGAGGGATTGCTGCGGTGCTTTCACTTTAATCCTTGTACCCGCCGCCAGCGGCTTTGTACTTCTTAGCCACAAGCTGCGCTTTACGGGCTGACCATTGTCCTGCGCCAGTACCCTGCGTTGCGGCAGCTTTTACTTGGCTTACGATGCGTTTGCGTACGTCAGGCTTCGTGTAGTTGCCAGCCGCATTGACTTTGCCACCTTCGGCATACTGAGTGAAGTCGGTGTTATCCCGGCGAGCTGTTTGCTTACCCTTGGGCATCTTAGAGGGGGAGATGGCCCCCATCCCTCGACTCGCCATCATTTAGCACATCCGACCACGGGTCTTACCCTTGGCAGCAATACCGTCGGCACGGCTAGAGGCGGAACCACCAGAAGCCATCTTCTTGACTTTACCGCCATGTTTCATACCTGCGCTATCTGCAACAGGAGTGGAGTCTGGGTAGACATAATCCTTTGCTCGTTTGGAGTCTGGCTTAGGCATGGGCCTTGGTGCTGCCTTAGACGCGGCCTTCTTAGGTGCTGGGGACACTGGGTCCGGCACAGGCACTGAATCCTTGTATGGGGAGCCCATTAGCACTGCCCACCTTTCTTCATACCTGTGGTACTACCAGCCATCTTAGGCATCATACCTTTAGTCTTGCCACGCTGAGCAATACCGTTAGCCGAGGCGCGGAACGAACCTGTGGAACCACCTGCTTTAAGACCCGCATGTGCTTTGGAAGCAGGCTTAGCTGCATGTTTAGCCAGTGCTGCTGGCATGTCGCCTTTAGCGCCGTCTTTTTTCTTTGCCATCATTGCCATAAAACCGGAGTTCATTTTTGTAGCCATAGTAGAGCCACCTTTCTTGAAAAGTTCGTTTTTGCCTTGGTTTGTCTTTGGGCTGTTTACCTTCTGCAAGTCAGGCCGAGACCCAGACTTAGGTAACTTCAGCTTCTTGTCCGCTGCTGTGAATTCTTTACCTACAGATTGCGGTACTCCTGCTTTCTTGGCAAAGGCACGGTTATTAGCCACTGCTGCCATGAAATTGTGTTGTTTCTTGCTAGTGCTAGGCATTGTCTATTTCCCCGCGTACCAGTACGCAAGTTTTACCAAAAGTGCAGTGGTTGCACCACTTGCGCCTCCCACCAACATCAGTACCTTCCAGCCGCCCTTGGCTTCCGACAGTGTACGGTCAATGGCGGTCAGTGTGGTTTGCATGGCCTTCATACTCTCCAGCATCTTGTCCATGTCATCTTGCAGGTGTTTGATGTCTGCGGCATGGGTAGCTAGCTCGCGGGCCGTGTTAATTGCGTCTTCCATTTCAGCACTTCCATCTAGCTAGTGACGCAGCTTTGCGCGTCGGTTGACCTTTTTCATCCTTCATCGGGCCGGGCATACCGGACATCCGAGCGCAGAACGATTTCTTGCGTGGGCCACCTTCGGGCTGGGGAGCCTTCAAGTTGCTGCCCGTGGCTGCATTGTATTTAGCGCGCCCTTTGGCTGTAAGGCCCGCCCCCTTAGAGACGGGTAGCTTCTCGCCACGACCGACTGCAAGGGATGGGTTCTTCTTAGCCATAACACACCGTAATACCAATTGGCGCAACGCTCACGGATGTGTAAAAAATGCCGTTAGGAAAAAGAATGCCTTCGCCCGGTAGGAGTACATTGGTAACGTTGGAGTTAGCGCCTGTATCTAACTCAAGCAATACTGTGCCGTCCGAAGAATTAAGAAACTTAGCCGCACCAGCACCAACACCGCCAGTAATAATTACTGATTTGAGACGCACTCGCCCCGTCACAAGTGCTTGGTTAGTTTGGGTTCCGCCCGTGTGGGCTGAAAGAACGTCTGTTTGCATCGACATAACTAATCTCCTGTAAAACGGGGGCCGGAGCCCCCAAGACTAATTACTGTTGCGAAGCAGATGGGTACATAGCGCCATTAGAACCACGCACCACATACGCTATGGTAAGGATACCTGCACCAGTAGCGCCAGTCACGTTAGCCTGAGTGAAGGTAACGATGGCATCAGTAGAACCGACATTAGACACGAGGCCGGGGTTCGATGTTCCTAGCGGGATAGCAGTAGCTCCCGTAGTTGTAAACGCGCTTACAGAAGTAGCCGCAGAAATCGCACTGCCATTAACTAGCAAGGCAATCGTGGGGGTAGTTGTTGCATATGCGGTGGTAACCAGATATGAAGCACTTTGGATGAGAGCACCTGCGGGTAGAACACACGCCACGGTACCTGCGGTGATGTCTGTAGCAGCCACTACTTTAGTCTGAATACTTGGGCAAGCACCCAAATTTTGAATCGTGCCAGCAATAGTGCCCGTAGTGTTTTTAACAGTGCCGAGCAGCCAAGAGCCGAGGTGAGTTGCGAATCCCATGATAGTTTCCTTACATACAAGTGAAGTGCATCAATCGGTATGTCGTCTGCCGGGACAGTTTGATGCACCGGGTTTCCCGGAGTGACTGCAATATAGCATGTTGTTTGCGTAGGTGCAATAAAAAAGGCCCCCGAAGGAGCCTTTTTAGTCAAGCTACAAGAGCTTAGGACGAACCGGGCGAGCCGAACACGCCCAATGGGTCAGACCAGCCGAACGAATAACGCTCGCGGGACTTGTAACGGACGTTTCCGGTGTCGAAGTCTCCATCCATGGAATTGGACAGTGGGGTACGAACGAAATGCTTCAGGCCGTTTGGCACGTCGGTGGTGAGGTACCAGCCGTTTGCGTCGGTCAAGAAGTGATTGATACAGTAGCCTTCAGGAATCGAACCGTTGTTCTTGATTGCGTTGATATCGTTGTCAGTAGTACCAACACGGAGGCTGGTTTCCAACAGACGGGTAGCAACGAATTGCAGAGCAGGAGGAACAATCATTTTCTTAGGCTTAGCGGCGATCAGCAGACCACGCTCATCAGTCCAAGCAGCGATCTGAATCACAGCGGCTTCCAGAGAAGTCTCGTTCAGGTCGGCAGCGGTAGCAGGACGGTTGCTGTTGGTACCACCGTTCACCAGAGGGTGAGCAGTAGAGAACAAAGGCACGCCATCGCCACCGACATAAGCCGAGGAGAAACCGTTGTTGATAACGGCAGCACCCTTGACTTGCTTGGTGTAGGCCATAGCACGAGCCAGACCCTTGGTGTAACGAGCAGACAGTGAGTCATACAAGTTATCTTCCACAGCTTCTTCAGTGATGGAGAAGCCCAGAGCGATGGTTTCGTGGTTGTAGCGAGTTGTCCATGCCTCTTGTGCATTGTCATACGAAATGGCAGAGCCCTCGTTTTTGACTGGTGCAGCAGAGAAGCCAGACAGCTTGGTCTCTTCTTCGAACGAACGCTCAGAAGTTTCGGTTTCGTACATTTCTTTATGTTCTTCACCGTAACGAGCATATTCCAGACCAAACAAAGCGTTCAGACCGGGGAGCAGTTCTTTAAGTAGTTGTGCGCGTGAAATTGCCATGATTTAGCTCCTTAGACGCCAGCCGCTGCGTAATACGCATGGTAGCCAAAGTTGAATTTAACTAATACTTCGGCGGCACCAACAAACACGAACTCGGTCGCAGTGCTGATAGTCGAAGTAGTAGCCTGAGACAGGGTAACGGCAGTGCCGGACACAGCAGTCACATAAGTGCCTGTAGGTACGCCAGAGCCAGTAACAGCCATACCAGCCGTAATGGCGGAATTGGCGGCGCTCAGAGTCATAGCCGTGCTGGTAGCAGTCGTAGCAGTCTGAGACACGGTATTCTCAGTATCAGGCACGATGTCAACAATACGGAACGGAGCG